GAGAGATATTTTTAGAAGAAAACGGGGAGGAGGACGAATGAACTATTTTTTAATAACAGATATGTGCCGTGACGGAGATCACGAATACTACGACTACGTTGCAGTTGAAACTAAAATGACACGCAAGCAGATAGACGACAACAAAAACTTTTGGGAAGAATCTTTTCTTGCATGGCAGTTTGGTTGGATTGAACAACAGTTTGATGATGATTGGTGGGCAGATAATAGGATTGTCCGCATTTATGGAATACAAACTCTTACAAAAGAACAGTTTGAAGTGCTGGACGATGTAACGGGTGGTTGGTCACTAGAAAATATCATTGAGCAGGGGGAAGGCGATTGGACTCCTTCTGATGAAAACCTAAAGCATTATGGATTGGATGAATTGGTGGATGCAGTATGAACGAAGAATATTGCGAGCATTGTGGGGAGACCACAGACGATTGCCCAGGCTACAAGTGTTGGATCTAATATGGAAGAAGATAAAATAAATCCTTCTTACTACAAGAAAGGTATAGAGACCACGGACTATATACAGTCTCACAAGCTAGGATTCTTGGAGGGTAACATCATTAAATATGTTACCCGACACGAACACAAGAACGGCCTTGAGGACTTACTTAAAGCAGAGTGGTACTTAAACAGATTAATTAAGGAGACAAGGAATCAATGAATCTTCAAAAAATTACAGGGATAGGAACGCAGTATCTAAATTGTTGTGAGAAGTGGGTACGATATAACGTGCTTCTAGACTCTCAAGGCCTTCCGTTGGTGTATGTAGACACAAGCGAAAACGCAATACACAGTAACAAAAAATTGCATAAATTAGCAATTAGTGAAATCATTAACAAACTCACCGAGGATTTATAATGAGCACAGAGTATATTTTAGACAAACTAAGTGGAGAGTATGTATTGGTTTGCTCAAATTCTAGCCGTCCGACTATACGACTAGGCACAGACGACATAGAAATTGCAAAGAAACGAGCCAAACCTTTCATAAAGTTTTAATGACAGATTTATATAAAGAAAGGTTTGATTGCCACCCCATCATGCAATTTGATTCTGATAACCACGGAACAATAGATTGGACTCTTAAAATGGATCCACCCGAAAGTATTTATTGGAAGACAGGCAACATAAAGAAACGCGACATACGGATCACCAGCCAGGTAACGCCTGCACAAAGGAAAGAACTAACAAGCGAGCTTTACCTAGACTTAAACCCACCAAAGGAGAACCCAAAAAGGATAAAACAATTATGAAAAGACGCATAGCATACTTAGACAAACCGCAGGCTAAAGCTGTGGTACAAATATTCAGGCGTGGTCAATTAGGAGACTTGGCTGTATTTTTAAAGATAGACAGCAAGAACAAAAACGGACAGTACAAACTGTGTATTGATTGCCCTGTAGATAGTCATCCACGACTGGTCAACAAGTTCCAGGACGTAGCCGACACATTAGTAATAACACACAAGCAAGCAATTGATACTATATCTTGGGAAGAATATGATGATAAAGATTTAGAACCCGAAGAAGATACGCTAAGGGATTTTGTTGATATGTTAGGGAGCTACGACTAATGGATATGGTAAAACTAGAAAAGAAATGGAGAAAGGCTTGCCCAGAAGAAGCGAAAGGTTTGGTTAACAGAGTTTTAAAAAAGAGAACCAAACATCTATGGGACATAAGAAGAAAAGGTGCAGAGGCTAGGAAGAAACGCAGAGAGCAGCAGGCTACTCAACAATAACTGCGTCTTCTACTTCAAGTAAGGGTTTATAGTCTCCGAGTAATTTCTGTATTCTTTGTTTAATTTCTACTTCACTCAACGAATCTAACGTGCCTGTTCTGACTTCCTTACGTTCCACATACAAACCAGCCGCCCTACCTCTTTGCACCTCAGCAGATACTGCCGCAGTAAGATTACCTTTATCAATGGCTTGGTCTCTGATCTTTGCTAACTGCCTAACGTGTCTACTAAAAGTTACCTCGTACTTCTTGTCCAGTTCTGCCTGGAGGCCTTGTATGTATCGAACCACAAGCGGGTACTTCTGTGGATTCAAAAGCTCCGAAGCCCTGACAGCTGCAGATGTATCGGCATAGCCAGCAGCAAGCGCGCATTCTGTTTGTGTCTTAGATCCATCGTTGTACACATATTCCTTAGCAAAAAGCATTTGCTTAGGTGTTAAGTGCTTATCATTCTTACCTGATATGTTTCCTGATATTCCTTTTGGCATTCGCGAAGTATATACCAAGGTAATAAAAAGTAACAAGTTTTATTGTATATGGGACAGATAATACATAACTTCTACCAGGTTAGCTCTAAACCCGCATTCTTTCAACATTCTCAGCACTTTCTAACCTGACCTAACTTTGCAGAAGTTAGACGGAAACCCTTATAGGACTTATATTTTTACCATTTATAACCTGAAAAACAAAAAAACTGGATTTTTAGCGTATTCATAAAATCTTTTTGAAATATTACAGGTGAGGTTAGGTTTTCTTATATAGGAATAGAAACATTGCTAATAAAATCAATAGCTTACGATCTAACCTTACCAAAGTTAGAAGATTTTTATTATCAACAGAATCAATAACTTAGATCTAACCTTTAAAGTAGGCTTCAGGTTAGAAAACCATTGATATATAGTACACATCTTATATAATTACACATTTAAAGGAGAAAAAAGAATGAAATATGAAGAAATAGAAAAACAAATTACTTTAAGATTCGCAGAAATAGAAAAAATTACAGAAGAAAGATTAAAAAAAGAAAACATTTTACGCAAACAAATAGATAAAAAACTTGAAATGTTGGTGAATGGAGGGTTTAGCAGAGATGAATCTTATAAAATGTTGTCGGGAAAAGTTTGTGATTTTAGAACTTTGAAACGCTGGCATACTGGTATAACTTTGCGCTCTAATACTATCAATAAATTATTTTCTTTGATAGAAGAATAGTCCTTGGGCCGTCGTTCCGAGTCCATTGTCCTTCGTCCACAAAAAAAGGGAAGAATTACGGGTTCTTCCCTTTAATAGTTTTGTGAAACTAAGCCTTTCAATGGTCACACTAGGCAAACAGTGTGTAACATTAAACATATAAATACCTAGGAGGTTATTTATATAAGACGTATTATACATCATGCACAAAAAAAGGGAAGAATTACGGGTTCTTCCCTTTAATAGTTTTGTGAAAC